TAAGCAGAAAATTCACCTACATGGACAGGTCTGGACTCCTTCAGTCCTACACGGACGTGGTGAGAGAGTTCGAACTATACAAAAAGGAGACTAAAATATATGGCTAGAGTATTCGACGTTTTCACCATGTACAACGAACTAGATTTGTTGGAGTTGAGGTTGGAGATGCTGGGCCCCCACGTGGACAAGTTCGTGCTGGTTGAGTGCATTGAGACTTTTTCGGGAAAGCAGAAGCCCCTCTACTTTCAAGACAACAAAGAGAGGTTCAAAGACCACCTTCACAAGATCCACCACCACGTAACGATAGATCCCCCAAAGTCATTCGAGGACCTTCAGTCCATGATACTTGACGAGTTCGTTCCAAAGAAAGTAAAAGAAATATGCATCCAGGCTCTGACCAGCACCAACGTTCCAAAGGGAGAGGTGCACTGGCTGAAGGAGTTCTACCAAAAGGAGACCATAAGGACTGCAATAGAGGACGCAGGAGCTCAGGACGAGGACCTGATCTTTGTGTCAGATCTCGACGAGTACTGGAATCCAGAGCTGGACTATTCAGCAATAGAGGACCACGGGATCTACAGGCTCAGGCAGCTGGCCTACTCTGGGTACATGAACGTCAGGTCTTCAGAGGACTGGGCGGGAACGCTGCTGTCTAAGTACAAAAACATCCACGGCTCATGCCTGAATCATCTAAGAACTCCGTCAAAGACCAAGTACAAGTACATAGACAGTGCCGGCTGGCACTTCACCTTTATGGGAGGAGAACAACAGGTGAAGATGAAGCTGGAAGCGTACGGCCACCAGGAGTACAACAACGACGGAGTTAAGAACAAGGTTGGAGATCTTCTCAAGCAGGGAAAGGACGTACTGGGCAGGATCGAGTTCAGCTTTTGGGTGGACGACTCCCAACTCCCCAAGCACGTGCTGAAAGAGAGGCAGAGGTACTCAAAGTACTTCAAGGTTTAGTGATTTCAAAAAAACAAAAAAATAATTCAATTTGCCAATTACATTTTGCATACCGTCAAAAAATAATTTGAGGTACTTAAAACCCTGCATAAAGTCCATAAGGGAAAATTCCTACTTTTCAAACAACGAGGTGCTCGTGTTCGTGGACCAGGACAACGATGGAACTGTCGATTGGCTGAGGGAGCAGGGCATCAGGTTCATAGAGAACACGGGTGAATCCCCAAAGGGGATAGGATTCGCCTACGACCAGATGTTTAGGGAGGCAGAGAACGACCTGGTCGTTGCTTTTCACGCTGACATGGTGCTGGGGCCCAGCGCAGACAAGCACCTGTTGGACTTAAAGACAGACAACAACGTTGTTTGTGCAACCAGGGTAGAGCCTCCCCTTCACCCGCCGGGGCAGGAAAAGATAGTGAGGGACTTTGGCATGTGGCCGGAGGACTTGAAGACGGAGGAGTTCAACCAGTTCGTCAGGAACAGCGCATCCTCAAAGGTGACAAAGAGCATATTTGCTCCGTGGCTCATACACAGAAAGCAGCACCTCGGCCACGATCCAATATTCAGGTCTGTGTTCGAGGACGCTGACCTATTCAGAAGGATGAAGCTGACAGGGTACGACCTAATTCAGTCGTGGTCTGCAATGGTGTACCACCTGACGTGCAGAGGGGGACAGTTTGCCCACGCACAGACCATGGACGACTTTCAAAAGAAGGACCAGGGGTGGCAGATGAACAACGTCGTGTCAATGTACGAGTACATAAGAAAGTGGGGAGGGTTCCTAAAGCAGACCGACACTCTTGAGCCCATACCAAACGTAAAGTACAACATAGGAATAGAGATAAAGAACTGCAGGAGCGAGCAGGTGCTCAGCGTGGAGCCGTACTTCGACCACATAAAGGTCGGAATTGATCCGACCTCGTACTGCAACTACGTGAAGCCGTACACCTCCTTCGACGTAAGCTCAAAATTTGTTCAGGAGCTGGAGGACGACGTCATGCTTGAGGCGGACTTTCAGGACATGGTAAAACCAGAGAACATGTTTCAGTCGTTGGTTGAGTCCATTCAGGACATTCTGCACAACGACGCAGAGGACCTGGGAACGTACGAGTTGGGACCGTTCAAACTGCACGTTAAAAAGAAAGAGCCAAAACATCCAAAATTAAAGCTATGCTAAGTCAAAAGGACGTCACTTTTGTTGTGCCGTCGTACAACAACCTAAGGCACTTGAAGAACTGCTACGAGTCAATAAAGAAGAATGCACCAGCCTGCAAACTCGTTCTGCTGGACGATGGATCCACGGATGGAATGATGGAGTGGGTGAACTCTCTGCTGAGCGATCACGACGACCAGTCTCTGAAGGTCTACAGATCTGCAGAGAGAGTCGGGCACACGATCCTCTACGACAGAGGGATTGCACTGGCTGACACTTCCGTGGTGGGGATCCTCCACGCAGACATGATAGTCGGGCCCAACTACGCCGAGAACCTCCTCAAGCACCTCAAGCCGATGACGGTCGTGTGCGCAACAAGGATAGAGCCTCCACTGCACCCGGAGGGGAAGGAGAAGATAATAAAGGACTTTGGCATGGACTTCGACTCGCTGAACGTGGCTGCGTTCGAGGAATACGCGCTATCTGCACAGAAGGAATTTGAGGGCCAACGCACCAGCGGCATGTTCGCTCCTTGGGTTCTTTACAAGGAGGACTTCAACAGAGTGGGAGGGCACGATGCGCTTTTCGCTCCGTTTCCCTACGAGGACTCCGACATATTCCAGAGGTGGATGATGCAGGGATACGAGATGGTTCAGTCTAGGGACTCATTCGTGTACCACCTGACGTGCAGAGGGCACAGGTGGGGGGAGAGAGTAGGAGTGGACGACGACTACTTCAAGAGGGCCAGCGCAAGGGCAGCAAGAAACTACCTGAGGAAGTGGGGAAGCTGGATAAAGAACGACGAGTACCAGCTTCCGATAGTTCCCAAGAAGCACAACGTGGGAATTGTCGTTGAGGGAAGTTCAGTGGACCCAAAGCTGGTGGAATTTCTGGAGCCGTGGTGCTCAGCTCTGTACCTTCAGGACAAATCCGCTGCAGAGAGGTACTCCAAAGCAGAGCAGCAGAACACGCTGTTACAAATGGCATCCAGGGTGAAATACGGGGCAGTTCCTGACAACGACGTTGTGGTTCATATTAACCCATTAAAAATAACAAACGACTCGATCTTGGTCATCCAGCAGCTCCAGGAGATAATCCAGGAGTCTGGAGGCATTGGAGAGTTCGAGCTGGCAGGAATGAGGGTGGAAATAAGCAGAATGGAGCCCACAAAAATTNCCATAAGGCCCCTATTTTCAACCGATTAGTTTGTCGCAGATATTTATTACCAAAGACCTACTTTAAAAATATGGCAAATTTACCCGAGGGAGTTTACACTGTTAATTTGACGATGGACGGAGAGAGGGTGTCCATACCTCTGAGGTTCGTGCTGGAGGACTCGCCGACAAAGGCAGGAATAAACATGCAGTTCATCCTCCCAGACAAAAAAATAAAGGATCCCAGAAAAAAACAGGAGTACGCAAACAAAATATCCATAGCCCTTCAGAAGAAGTTCGGAGAGGCTGGAATTCCGGTGGACTACAACGAAAGAAATGCGTACACAAACGTGGCTTCATTTATTGTGCCCATCAGCGCCGTGTCCTCTTGGCTTTTAAAAACTCTAAAAGGTCAGTAGTGGCAGAATTTTTGATAGACAAATACAAAAAGAACTCTGTGCTTTCGGGAAAAGGAAGCCAATTCTCAGGGACAATCGACCATTCAAACTACGTGGAAATGATGAGAAATTCTGTGAACGCAAAGAAGATCTCAAGTTCCGTAAACTCTGCAGCAAAGACCAAGTCTCCTGCAGATTCGTACTACTCAACAAAGGGATTTGGATCTTAGTTGAAGGACAAACAAAAAACACCAAAGCAATATGTCCAACGTAAAAATATCTCAACTTCCATCAGTGTCTTCTGTGGCTCAATCGGATTTAATTCTGGTGGTTGCCTCTGGGGTCACATCAAACATATCCACGGCCAACCTGGGCAGCTCAATCACCGCCTCAGGCGTTTTGGGAGGAGCTGCCAACTACGTTCCAGTTTGGAGCGGTTCAACAAACTTTACCAGCAGCGCTCTGTACCAAACAGGACNACTCGTGGGTGTTAACACCAGCTCTCCAAGCTACAGCCTCGACGTGAGTGGCACGGCNAACTTCAGGTCTGGCACCGTGGCCACTGGATCTTCGGTGATCACCGGCAGCCTTCAGGTGATAGGAAATATCATCGGATACAACAGCTCTTCCTATGTGGGAAACTTGGCAGGAGCAGCAGCCTCTGCAATTTCCTACTCAGTGTTTTTTGGAGAGCAGTCGGGACTTAGCGCATCCTACTCCGCCAATGCAACCTTCTTGGGAGCTTTTGCCGGCCTGAATGCGTACAGCTCCTCTTTTGCTACCGCTGTGGGATACGGAGCCGGGATATCCATGTCAAATGCAGGGAATTCTTCTGTGTTCGGTCCTTACTCTGGCTATGGATCCATGGGGTCCATAGGATCGGTAGCCCATGGGATTTACGCAGGAGCGGCCACTTCTGGGTCTGTCTACTCAATCTTCATAGGGCCCTACGCGGGGTACCAAATGTCGGGGTCGTCGTACAGTACAGTGATTGGATACAACGCAGGATTCGCCAACACGCTTGGAAACAACAACATTCTGATAGGGACTGAGGTGGGGCTGCCAAGCGGAAGCTCTAACTCAGTCAACATAGCAGGNCTTATATTTGGATCAGGGTCCTACTTTAGCACTGGCTCAATCAGCTCTGGATCCGCCAACGGAAGAGTCGGAATAAACCAGCCGAACCCCAGCTACTCGCTGGACGTCAGTGGGTCGGGAAAATTCAGCGGCGGACTGACAGTCACAGGAAGCGTGATCGTAACAGGGTCTGTGTCGCTGTACTCTGTAATGACACTGGTTCCACTTGGAGCACTTCCCACTTTTGGGGTGAGCACTGGGTCGTTGGCAACCTCTGGATCCCACTTGTACTTCTACAATGGATCAGGCTCTCTGAACGGTTGGGCCCAGGTAATATAATTATAAATCTACAGTTATGAAAAAAAAGCAGAAGGAAATAGTCAAGGCAGTGTTTGACAATCTGGATCAACTGACCAAGGAGGACATAATCAGCTCACAGATGTTCAAGGACGTGCTAAAGAGGCANGTGCCAAGGGCAATAGAGGAAGCAATTGCAGGCAAGAAGNCCTTTGCCACGGTGTTCGAAATAAATTCCACCAACAGCTTCATAGACATACACAAGAATTATTGGGCGGACTCCCTGTCCGTCTGTTTGAATTGGTACTTGGAGGACGGATCAGAGGACTACGAGACCTGCAACCGCATATCAAAAATGATAGAGTCCCTAAAACCAAATAAAAAGTAAAATATGCTTCAGCACGATCAGTACAGAAACATACAGGATTCGGTAGACCACCTCTTGGGAATAAAATCAACAATCAGAAGGAAAAAAAAGACTCAGTCGGAAAGAAAGAAGGAGCTGTTCTTTTTCATAATGACCCTCATGGAGGAGAGCATAGTGAGGTCAAACCTCGCTTACCACGAGCTTCAGCTGGACCTGTTCAAGTTCGAGGAGAAGTACGTCCAGATAATTGACATGCTCATGGCGATGAACTTTGGAGAGGAGCTGATGGACATCATAGGATTCTACCTGTACGACAGGATGCTGGAGGACGGAACTATCATTCCAATAACCACAGAGGACGGCCAGGAGATACTCCTAAAGACTCCGTACGACCTGTGGAACTTGCTTGTTGCAATAAACCCAAAGATAGACGAGTAAACGAACATGAAAGGAAAGAGGGCAAAGTACCAGAAGAAGCTCCCGCGCGAGGTGTCCAAGGAAATAGGATTTCCCCACCTGGGCCTTCAGCTGACCGAGGACGAGATCAGGGAGTCGATGGTGAACTCCAAGAACATAACCGACGCGTGCCGCTACATGGGAATCTCCCTAAAGACTTGGGTGCACTACGCAAAGAGGTACATAGACCTAGAGACGGGAAAGACCCTCTACGAAATGCACAGGAAGTACGGCAATCCAAACGTCGTTCGCACAAGAAAGAACAAGGAGAACCTTCCAAGAAAGTACAAAAAACAGATAGACAAGCTTCTCACCTACAGGAAGTGGACCAGCCCGGCCAGGGTGGCAATACTCAAGAAGATGCTCATCCTCCACGAGATGCACAAGGAGCAGTGCGAGCACTGTGGGTACGAGGACAGGAGAATAAAGGACGGCAAGCAGCCCCTGATGCTCCACTTCGTGGACGGCAACAGAAGGAACTGGGAGCTGTCCAACATACGGTGGCTCTGCTACAACTGCTACTTCATCCAGGCCACGGACCCCTTCAGCGGAAGAATGCTCAGAAACATGGAGTCCAGCCCAATAGCAGGACACGAGACTTCGTTTGAGTCCAACCTTCTTTTCTACGACTTCGATGAGTCTGTGCTCAAGGAGATACAGGTCATGCAGAACTTCTTGGAAGAGGGGAGGTACACGGAGGAGGAGGACCTTGTGGACTTCAAGAGCAAGCAGGAGAGGGAGATGGACGCAATCAAGAGTGCCATCAGCGAGATACAGTACACAAAGCTGGAGTTGGACGACGACGAGGAGTCGCTCATAGACAAAAGAATTTAGCCTAAATACAATTTCTCACTTAAAAATTAAATTTCTTTGTTCGGGATTAAAGTGGTATTTTTACCATCTAAAAAATCTATTTAATTGAAAGTCATGGTAGAAAAACTGAACATTGCAAAGACTGTGCACCCGACGGACCCATTGAGCATCAACAGCTGGATGAGAGAATTCAGGGTGGGGTGCAACTACGTAAAGGCCGCCTCCTGCAACGCAACCGACATAATGCACCAACAAGAGTCCAAAAACTCAAACTACTCGAGGCTGCTCAAGAGGTCATTGCAAAAATTTTCTTTGGCGTAATTGCTGCCACTTTAGTTTGTTGTTTGTATTGAATTTGGCCGTGTTCAAAATATTTATTGTAGTAAATTGCCCTGCAGAAAACATTAACATATTTACACAACCAACAATATGAAAATCTTAACTTTAGACCCAACAGACCAAATTGTGAACAATTCTTTTTTGCAGTACGGACTTCTTGGAGTGATTGCTCTTTTGCTGGGATACTTCGCATTTCTTCAGTACAAGAGGCTGGTGGAAAGAAACGATGCNCTGGAGAAGAAGGTGGACAACCTTCAAAGGGACATGATGGGAATACTTGTGGAGGAGAGGGACAGGCTGTCAAAACTGATCAGCGACAACACGGCAGCTCTCAGCGACCTTCAGAAGACTATATACAGAGTTCTTTTGATGTCAAACAACAGAGGAGGAAATTCAGAATCTTAATAAAAAATAAATGTTATGTTGCGCAAATTAAAAAGGTCACTTTTTGCAAAAAAGATATTCTCTAAGCCCTGCAGCCCCAACCAATCCAGCTGCGACTACCACTATTCCATATTTGGAAGCTTCTGCAGTTCGTGCCCAACGCTGCAAGAAAAAAAATTAACAAAAGAAAGCAGGGTGAAAAAGTTTGCAAAGCAAGTCTCCTGTTTTCTCTAAACTGGAGTCCAACACTTTTTTATTTCAACCCAAATTACTACATTTACAAACAAAAAGGTTGCATTTTATGGAAAATTTAAACAGCTGCTGCTTTATTTCCACAGTGGACGAAATAAGGCCAATAGAAGGGGCGGACAAGATAGAGCTCGCCCTCGTAAAGGGATGGAGCTGCATCGTCAAAAAGGGATCCCACTCAGTGGGAGATCTTGTCGTCTGCGCCACCACCGATGCCGTCATACCGGAGTCAATCTCCACCGACCTCAACGTCAAGGATTACCTAAGAAGCGGCACCAGAGTAAAAACCATCAAACTGAAGGGAGTGTACTCAGAGTGCTTGATAATGCCAATGAGCGTTCTTCAAGGAAAGCTGACCATGGGCCACAGCGAGAAGGACGGAATGGACGTGATGGAAATCTTGGGCATCCACAAGTACGAGCCACCTGCAAAGATGGTGCAACTGTCCTCTGGCAGGAAGGTAAGGTACTTTGAAAACCAGAACTTTAGGATCTACTACAAATTTCCCAACATCAAAAACGTGAAGGGAATGTTCACAGAGGAGGATACGGTGCAGATCACCAGAAAGATTCACGGCACCAACGCCAGGTATGGAATAGTAAAAAAGACAAGGGTCTCCTGGATGGACAGTGCAAAGAAGTTCATCAGAAGGAACTTCAGGCTGTTTTCTTTGGAGTCCTGGGACTGGGTGGACTACGAGTTTGTTATTGGATCCCACAATGTGGAAAAGGGATCAGACTCCCAGGGGTTCTACGACACCAACGTGTGGTTCGAGATCGAAAAGAAGTATGGCATAAAGGAGCGACTTTGGAACTACGTGAAGAACGATTTGGTATTTCCCTATGGAATAGGGTCAGGCGTGATCCTGTACGGGGAGATATACGGCCACGGAATACAGAAGAACTACGACTATGGGCTCAAGGACAAGGACTTNGTTGCCTTTGACGTNGAGGAGAACGGGGAGTACCTCACCACCAGCATGACAAAGAGCGTGGTGGAGCTGATCCTTGGCCTTCCCCACGTGGAGGTGCTGTACTACGGAAAGTGGAGCCAGGAAGTCCAGGACTCTTACGTGTTTAAAAATTTCGTAGAGGGAACGAAGGTGCCCCACGAGGGAGTCGTTGTCAAGTCTTCGGACGGCAGCAGGAACAAGGTGGCAAAGGTCATCAATCCGGACTACCTTATATTCTCTGAAAAGAACCACGTTGGAGACTCCCACTAGACAGTATTTTTACACAGAAAAATGATAGACAGAATGGCAAAGAAGTGCAAAATTTGCAAGCAGGACTTACATCCAGTGAGGGCCAAGTACGGCTACGACACGTGCGTGAATCACTCGAATGCAGACAGGTACAGCGGCATAATATCAGGGACGGGAGAGGACAGCTTTGAGCTGAACATAATAAAGGACAGGGAAGCTGCCGCATATTTGAAGAGCCTTTCTCATGTGTACGAGTAGGACATATTTATTGTATATACACAAAAAGCATGAACTACGTAAGCTACGCACAGTACACAGACTCACTGAACAATTTCAAACAGGCAGAAGGGCTTTTAAAAGAGTCCAAGGAGGACGACCTGTGCCCAAATGCTTCCCACCACGAGTGGAAGAAGGTTGGATCAGAGAAAGCCAAGTGCGAGCACTGCGGGATGACAAAGGCGATTGCATACGGGTACGAGCCGGAGAGGTCCTTTGAGTACGGAGAGAAGAACAAAATGAGAGAGGGAGTTTCAAGGATGAGCGAGTCAAGAAGGAGGTTCGAGTCAATCAGACAGAACCTGTCCCCAGAGGACCAGGAGCAGCTGAGAGAGTACATGGACACCTTGAAGGAGGTGAAGAGGACCATAAAAGAGCTTCTATTGAAGGGGTCCAAGAGATCATCCGACGAGCACAGAATTGAGGAGGGAGGAGACATGATGCACAAGAGACTGAAGATCAAGTAGATGAAGTCTTAATCACAACAGAAACAAATTTTAGAGGCCTTTTATTGGGCCTCTTTTATTTTAAAAAATTAAGTTTGCATGAAATCAGAGAAAAAACCAGACCTGGTAGTGTGGTCGGAGGAAAGGAACTACTACGCTCGGGAGCTGGAGTACGGGTCCAACCTCTCAGCACCTTCCATAAGGGCAGATAACGTCGACGGATGGAAGCGGGCAAGGGTGGAGGACTTCAACAGGGAGTTCAAAGCGAGGTANGACGAGCTCGTCGAACAGGCAAANAGGCTGAAGAGCGAGTACGAGTGGAACGAACTGCTATACACAAGGGTTCATTACTCTTTTCAGCCGNTGGCCGGAAGGACGTACCANCTCTACTCAAGGAGGGACGGAACCATGTTCCTGTCCATCGTGGAACCAGGNCAGTGGAGGATGGACCACGTGGGAAGCTTTAAAATGGATTCTTCAGGCAGGTGGATTAAAATNTGAAAAAACCAAAAATAAATTTTTTTTATTTNGAGGATTTGTTGTACATTTACTATCTAAAAAATAATAAAAGTTATGGCAAGCAAATACTACTCAATCCACAAGCAGNGGGCCAAGGAGCTCGGAATCAAAGTGTCAGAATACTACAAGAGGGGACTGAACAGGGATTCAGCAGTTCAGAGCTCCAGAAAATCAGAATCTTCAGCAAAGGAGATAGACTTCTCAATGGTCAAAAGGATGGACGACTTCCACGTGGACGAGAGGATGTTCAAGGTTCACAAGTCGGGGGTTGCCATAGACGACATGATCTCCTTCGAGGGAGGAATTCCCGTGTCGACCAACATAATGGTCACCGGGGATCCCGGCAGCGGAAAAACCACAATAATGCTGCACACCCTCTCCCACCTGCAGACCAACAACAGCCACCTCAAGTGCCTGTTCGTTTCGGCCGAAATGGGAAGGAAGGGGATAGTGAACTACAAGAAGAGGTTCCCAATCTTTGGGTGCCTGGAAACCATATTCACCTCCGAGTTCGTGGAGCACAACATGAAGGACGTCATAGAACAGCTCTTCGACAGGGGCTACGACTACGTTTTGATCGACAGCCTGGCAGAGCTGCTGGACATGGTGAGGGACCACTCAGGAATGTCTCAGGCGCAGGCGGACAAGTGGATGCTGGACCTCTGCGTTAAGCACAACAGGGGGGAGAACAAAAGGGGCGCCTACACCACAATGATCATGATACAGCAGGTGACCAAGGGAGGCAAGTTCATAGGCTCCAACAAGGTAAAGCACATCTGCGACGCCCACATGGAGCTCAAGAAGAGGAAGAGGGAGAGCCCAGAGGACGTCCAGAGGACCTACATGTTCTTCTCAAAGAACAGGAACGGGAACGTCTTCGTTGAGTGCGAGTACGTGCTGGGAGCCAACGACGTGGTGTACGGGCAGTCCCACCAGGAGGCGCCCGAGGACGAAGAAGAAATCAGATTCGAACTTTCAATTCAATAAAACTGAAGACCATGGCAGACACAAAAATTTTGGACAAATTCAAGAGCAGGATGGACCGACTGGGAATACAGGTGGAGTACACCATTAACTTTCCATTCGTCTACGTGNNCAGCGTGGATGGAAGAAAGGTCAAACCAGAGGACTACTACATGGCGAACCACGGGTTCACCATCGCATTCTACCCAACAAGAGGACAGGCAATGGAAATAACCAATGTAAGAAAGCTGTTTCAGCTGATCAGGAAGTACAAAAAAAATTAAACAGCGCATTTTTGAATTTACCTGATAATTAATTTTTAAAATTAGGAAAAACTAATTTATATTTGTTTAAACAATAAAACAAAAAAAAATGAAAAAGACGTTCAGTGTTTTAATTTTGTCAATTTTAATTTCAATTTTTATTTCTGGCTGCGATGAGCAANCGACNGCNGACGAAAAGGACAGGGCCCAGCAGGAGCAGNTGCTCAAGGAGGCGCAGCGACAGACTGGCATGCCGGCCATACACAACTTTCAGGAGAAGAAGCTTCTAAAGATGATATACGAGCTGAGGGACGACGAAAAGATCGTCAACTATGCCTACCTCTACAACGAGTATAATGGAAAGCTCATACTTCTTGGCAAGTGCCTAGGATACGGAATTCCATACAGCACTCAGTACAGCAATCCAGAAAAGGACGTATACGAAGGAGACCACTACAAGGGCTTNGGTGCCCTTCCACAGGCAGAGCCCAACGGGCTGTTCATGCCTGCTTCCAGCGATGGAACGTGGGTCATGCTGCTGGACAAAGACGGCAATCCCCACCCAGTCTACATCGAACCAAAGGTGGTTGTGAGCCCTATTCCACTGAGCATTTAATCAATTCAAAAACAATATACAATGAAACAGATAGTTGGACTAGTAATTTTATTTTTGGCCCTGGGAGTGGTAGTGTCGTTCTCAGCAGGCTGGTTCCAGGTGGCCTACACGTCAACCGTTGAAAAGGCACAGCAGAATGCAGAGAGGAAGGTTTTTGAACAGTCCCAATCTTACGTGGAGGGAAAGAGGCAGGAGGTCACCAAGCTGAGGTACGAGTACCTGACCACAAAGGATCCACAGGAGAGGGCTGCAATAAGGGCCACTCTTAGGTCCTCTCTGGCAAACTTTGACCTGACCAAGCTCGACCCAGACCTTCAAGCATTCGTGGACTCTACGGCCCACTGATAAAAACAGAAAGCATGACAGCAAAGCTAATTCAAGTCGACTACACGTTCAGCGTGGATGACCCAGAGTCTGGAGCCTCATACACAGTCACCCTAATGGAGGACATCTCTCTCGAGGGCCAGTACGTTAGCTATGGGATATTCGACGACGATGGAAACGAGGTCGAGGACGAGTGGATCGCCCTGTCCATAATGACAGCGGTGGAAAATTTAAGGGAGTAAACTAAAAAATACAACAATGCCAACTTTTACAGTCGATGCAGAGCTGGACATG